CGTGATTATGTATATCGTATAGCTAGTAAAATGACTAGATGCACAGATATTAATGATATTATAGATTTCAATATTAATGATAACGATAATTCATATATATATAATATATATATTGTTCATGTTAACAATACTAATAATATATTAAAAGATTATATATTAAGATTAGAATATAACTTTATTAAGGAAGAAACAAATATAACTTTTGGAGATAAAAATATAATTTCTCCCTTATTATTTGCTCCGACTGATACTATTAGCAAAATTAGCAATGCGTTCTCTATATTTGACTTAGAGGAAAAGAAAAAAAAATTTATTGATTATTATAATAAAGACACACAAATAACATATAATTTTGATAAGAAAAAATTAGCAACTAAAAAATATAAATATTATATAACATCAAATGATGATAAAAGATTAACAGATGAAAATTCTATTTTATTAGCAAACTTTATTAAAAAATATGGATATAATGATAATATTAATTTAGACCCTATATATAATATATTATATGCGATTGAAAATAAAAAAAATATGGATTATTAGATTACAAATAAAATACTTCGTTAAGCAATACTTTTAGCTCATCACACTTATCTTTGTTTTTAATCTTAGGATAATTGATATTAAACTCAATAAACATATTTCCTTTATTCAAAGTATTTAATATTGGCATCCCTTTTCCTTCTATTAAATAATTTTTACCATTTGATATAACACCAAATATATTTGTATTTATATTTATTTTTTCTTTAAAATAAGGTATTATAATATCTTTTCCTATAATAGAGTCAATAAATGAAATATCTTTTTTAAAATATAAATCATTTCCTTTTCTAATGAAATGTTTATGTTCTTCAATTTTAATATTAATTATCAAATCTCCTGCTTTAACATTTGGTACTCTTGGTTGCTCGCCTAATTCAGGAAATGCTGTTTTATAATTTTCATCTATGCCCTTCGGAATAATTAATGTCGCTTTATTATCTTTGCTAAAAAAACCTTTGCCACAACATATTTTACATTCAATGTTTGATTCTGTTGTTATTCCAGAACCACCACAATTATCACATTGACCTTGAAATATTTGTTGAAATGGTCCTAGATTTCTTATCTGCTGAAATATACCACGTCCATCGCATTTACTACATTTTTTATTACAATTAGTACAATATTTACGTACATTTATATTCAAATCTTTATTAATGCCCTCATATATATCATCAAGACTGAAAATAAATGTTTTCTCTAATGACGCAGCTTTTTTAGGAGGTCTATTACCATTATTACCACCAGCACCGAATGAAAACATTTCTTCCTCAAAATGATGCATGCCGCCGCCACCAAAAGGACCACCTCTGCCTCTAAAAAATGCTTCAAATATATCATGCGGATTTCTATTTCCTTCATGGCCGCCACCTGAACCATTATTATAATTATTATCTCCTACCTCATTATATTTTGCGCGTTCACTTTCATTACTAAGCACATTATATGCTGCTGATATTTCTTTGAATTTTTCCTCAGCTGCGGCAATATTGTCCTTGTTCTTATCTGGATGATGTTCCATCGCAAGCTTTTTATATGCCTTCTTTATATCTTCGCTTGAAGCGCTTTGATCAACTCCTAATATTTTATATAATTTATGATTATCAAACATATTATATTATGATTATATTAAATGTTTATATATATTATATAAATTACTAGAATATTTAATACAAAGATATATTTTTTTAATATATTCTTAGATAATACAGCTGATGTATTATAATAATTTTGCTTATTTTTTTTACACATATAGTATTCCATATTTTTACTAGATGAAAGATATTTATTATTGTTTAGTTGCTTACATATGTTTTTATTAACTATTGATTTACTATTATGACCACTCCCAATATAAAAAATTAAAAATAAAATAAAAATTTTGAAATAATTATTAATATTATATATTTTCATAATATATATATGTATGTATGTATATAAGTTTATTATTTTATATAATAATTTTAATTACAAACATATCTCATCATAATATTCATTGTATATAATTCTTGATTCAATAATTTAAACGCATATGGCATTCTAACCTGTGCGATATCAGTATTATTTTTACAATATTTACAACTATATATACTTTTTTCAGTATTAACATTAGCATGCATACCGCATTTTTTACAAATAAACACCCTATAATTATCTGATACATGAAGCATCCTCTCCGCAAGGAAATTAGATGTTCCATGAGCAATAAAGCAATCCCTTTCCATTTCTCCTAATCGCAATCCACCTGACCTTGCGCGTCCTTCGCTCGGTTGTCTTGTTAGCATAACAATCGGACCATTAGAACCTCTCGAATTACCTGTCCATACTGATTTGCCATTACGTCTAACCATAAATACTTCTGTTGATACACTAACACAATAAACAGGTCCATTATAATTATAGACGCGTTCGCAATGTTGTTTCTCCCTGTGAATATTATTCGCATTAGCATAAGGTCTATTTTTATTTTTAATTATAGTAATTTTCCAGATATTCTCCTTGTAAATACTTTTAATACCACTCCAACCGACGTGAATACATAACCTCATCATATCATCTGCTAAGCTTTCATGAGTAGTACAGAACATATTTTCATATTTAGAATGTCTTAATGCCATATTAGTTTCTATCATTGACTTCATCAGTATTTTTACTTGTTTGCTACTTAACTTCCAAACCCATTCAGGCATACGCAATGTATCCGTATAGATATTAGATAAATAATTTAATATATTTTGAGTATCATCTGTATTATTATGTGAACCAAATTGTAACATAATCTTGTCGCAACAATCTCTTGTAATCCATGAGCCAAAGAATCGCAACCACGCTTCCATATTAATGGGCTTATTGCTATAAGGAATGACAAACTGAAAGTCCGGCGCATCCCATACACAATCTTTTTTATATCTTACAAATTTCCCAATAATATTAACAGCTTTCTCCAATATATAGTCTTGATTATTTTCGTGCTTTACATACATTTTGTGTTCTTTTGTAACATTTAAATCAATTTGTGAATTACTAATATTATACATTGTTCCAGAATATTCTGGGTATTTGTGTACTTCCATAGGATTTTCATAAACGAGTTTATCATCTTTGAGAACTGCTACTTTGTCATCTGTTGTAATATTATTAATAAACTTCCAGCCATCACTTGTTAATACTTCATGGTCTTCGGTAAGACAATGAATTTTATCAGAAACCATATGCTTCAATCTTTGATAATATGTTGGACCAATAAATATATCAGTATGTATTTGTTCTCCTGTTCGCCCATTATATAATATTTCATTTCCATATTTTTCCATACCAGACATTTCAAGAACCTTTGTTATTCCTTCAACTGAGCAATCAGTATAGGGAGTTGAATCTCCAAATGCTCCAATATTACAACATGCTTTCCCCATAATAGATTCCATTAATTGGGCAATTGTCATACGAGAAGGAATTGCGTGCGGATTCATAATAATATCAGGAACAATTCCGTCTTTTGTAAATGGCATATCTTGGTGTCTATATATCATACCAATAGTTCCTTTTTGAGCACTACAACTAGCACATTTATCACCAATCTCTGGTTTTCTATTCTTGCGAATACGAACTTTACAAAACTTATATCCTTCACTATTAATACCATTATAATTCATATCAATATATCCATCATCATTTGCTTTCATAGTTAAACTACTATCTTGATATGTAATTACACCATTTGCCTTCTTAGGCATAACCTTGCCTACAATAACATCACTCCCATTTACATATGTATTTTTAGATACAAACCCATCTTCATTTAATTTTTCATAGGAATATGGTTTCTGTGATGAAATATTTGTAGGATTTGTAAATATTTCTTCCTCTCCTGTGCTATGATTTTTATTACATACATCTCGCATTGCTTTATAATATGTGCTTGTAAATAAACCCCTATCAAGCGCCGATTGATTAACCATTATACTATCTTCCTGATTAAATCCGGTATGCGTCATAATAGCTACGATAGCATTTACACCTGATGGTAATTTATGAGCCATAGTATATTTAGATAATTTAGTATATACAAGAGATTTTTGAGGATAATTCAAAATATTTCCCATAGTATCTATACGCTTATTAAAATTACTCATATATACTCCAAGTGCCTGTTTACCCATAGCACATTGATAGCAATTTCTAGGCGATTGATTATGGTCGCTAAATGGAATATTGACACCTAAAATACCATTCATTAAACTAGGATGAAGTTCGCAATGAGTATAAAATGGAGGCAAAGCAGTTCCTTTTAGTCCTTCATCTAAGTCTGTTGGGAAAGTTGCGATCATCGCGTTATTTATTTCTTCACAATCCATATATTCAATAAATCCTTCTTCGTCTAGATAACTTTCTGGGTCATCTTGATTCTTAGATACTTCATTTGGGACTATAAAATAATTGAAATGTTTATCAGCAATATACTCTTTCCAACTAATATTTTTTCTTTTTAATATTCTTTCAATTCGTAATACGCGCTTATTAGTTTTAGGGTCAATATCAACAATATATAGAGGTATGTACATTCTTCCTGCTTCTGTGCTAATAATTATACATGACTTCTGTATATTCCACGCAATTGAAGTCATTGGACTTATAATACCACTACGTTTATAATGCTTCAAAGTCAAATATAACTTATCAGGATTATTATAATAACCTATAATATCACCATTAACCATAATATATACATTATCTTCACTACCCATATTTTTCAAATATTCAATAGGTGATCTTTCACTGTTTGACATATTATATGTATCATCATAAATAACAACTCCTAATGTTACCAAAATCCTGCGAACATGTGTGCTATTCATCGCAATAGATATATTCGTACTTAGAGCCATATTTTTAACTAGACCTACTGAGCTACCTTCAGGCGTTTCAGCTGGACATATCATATCAATTTGCGAATTATCTAATTTACGCGGTTGAACAAGTTTTCCATTTTTTTCCATTGCTGTATTAATGCGTCTTAAATGCGATAATGTACTGGCATAAGACATACGATTAAGAACTTGCGATACACCTTGTTTAATATTTTGAAATGTACCTATACTTTTAATACCCCAGTTTCCGGTAGAAAGCGAATATTTAATCCATGATTCTAGAAGAGATTGTTTGAAAAATCTATGAATACTTATATCAGAAATAATATTGGATATTGGAATATTCGCATTACCGCGCCATAAATTAAGTTCTTTCTCAATGGCAATCTTGAGCTCCTTAGTCATTTTCCCATAACATTGTCTGAACAAATTACTCATTAATACTCCTGGTGTATCTACGCGTTTATTAATATATGAATCACGATTATCATATGTATCATATCCTAAATATATGCGGATCATTTTACGAATTATATAACCAACATACAGAGCTTTGCGTCTATAAGACTTGCCTACATGAGGTAGAAAATCATTTAGAAGATTATTATGAAGTTGCTTTTTATTTGTTTCGTGATCATTATTTTTATTAACACCAATCATAATCTTGATAAGAGTATTTTCTGCTTGTTCTTGCGTATTAATATCACAGGCATCTTCGCAACATGCCATGAGTTCATTAATAATACGTTGATTTTTCTCCTTGTCTGTATCATATACGATATGACTGATTATCTCTCTATCGCTAATAATCCCAAGAGCACGAAATATTACAAAGACAGGAACCTCCGACCTAATGAATGATGTATTAATACGAATGATACGCCCCATATGATTTAATTTCCCGCTCATATTTAAGCAAGTTGTTTTAGGTGGCAGATATGTTGAATCGCACATAGAGCGAATTTCAGCATATAAACCTTCGGCATTATTATTAGGATGAAAAACGAGAACTTTGTTTTCATTGATACGGTCTTGTGAAATTAAAACCTTTTCATTTCCATTGACAATAAAATAGCCACCAAAATCATATATACATTCATTTTTATTCTCTTCGCAAATTCCTTGCATCTGGCTAAGAACGCATAATTTTGAACGAACCATAATGGGAATTTTTCCAATATATACACCATTAACTGTTTTATCAAATTTTTCTGTCATCCCATTCTTATTTGTAATTTCTGTGGAAATATGAACGTTCACATATATACCGCTTGAATATGTCATATTATTCATGCGCGCAATATATGGTGTCATAATATTTTGTGTTCCATCTAGAAGTTGATAACTTGGTTTTACAATGCTAGGTTGAAGGATATTTATAGATATATTATAAGTATTATCAGGCAATTCTGGTTTTTGATTTGTAATTTTAACCTTAATTGGATTAAAACCACCAATAATTTGTCCCAATGTATTGTCTATAAACTTATTATAACTATCAATTTGATGCTTTACAAGTTGATTAGATGATTCAGGGGAACCACCCTTTTGGAAATAAATATCCAGAATATCCCAGCAATGATTAGAAAACATTATTAGTTGTATTTAATTAATAAATAATTCTTAAATATCAATTTTTATTTTTAATTATATAAAAAAAATGATAATGTAAAAATAATATATAAAAGTATTAATTATAACATTTACATAACATTTACATAATAATGTCTAATATGCCAAAGATTATTGCTATTTGCGGTGCCAAGAGAAGCGGAAAAGATGTGTTAGCTGATTATTTAGTTAAAAAATATAATTATGAAAGATTGGCTTTTGCGGATCCTTTAAAACTTGTGGTTAAAAAATTATTTAATTTTGAAGATGACCAAGTAGGTATTGGTGAAGATGAAGGGACCGATAAAAAGGATATTATTGATGAAAGATGGGGAATTACACCAAGAGCAGCGCTACAATTCTTTGGAACTGAAGTAATGCAAGAAAAAATACAGGAATTATTGCCAAATATAAAGAGAAACTTCTTTGCGAATACTTTGAAAAATCATATAGAAAATGCGGAAGAAGGCAAGAAGTTTGTTATTAGTGACCTTCGTTTTATTCACGAATATGATATGTTAGCTAATCTATCAAACGTAGCGCACAAAGATAAAATGATTATTAGAGTCATAAGACCTTCTAAGCATCGTATAAAAGAGCAAGAACCTCATATATCAGAGGTAGAATATACAAATATACCTTATGATATAATTATGATTAATAATGGTTCAATTGATGAATACATTAGCAGGTTTGAAAAACTTATTAGCATCTAAAATGTATTTATTATTTATTATTACTTAGTCTTGTGAAGAAGAGAATGAATATATTTAACAATATTCAATTTTTTACCATGACATATTACGTATAATTTTGTGTCTTTCATATATATCATTTTATTCATATTATTTATTTTTACTTTCCCGCATTTTGTATAGGTTGCCATTTATCTATATCTACTTAATTCTATTTAATATAATATATAAATATTTTGGGTTTTCATTATTTTATTCAATTTTATGATATTGAGTAATACATTTTTCAACAGACGTTTTAATATCAGGAATATTAGGATATAGCTCATATAGCTTATCTGTTGATAATTGTATATTTGAGCGTTTTGACAATAATGTAGCATCCTGCTCTTCTATGCTAAAATTTTCCCATGTAAATGATGTATCAACATGTTCTTTATACATTTCTAATATATCATTATGTTCGATGAGCCCTTTGTTAACAAGATTAAATGTTCCAGTAGTATTTTTGATAATCATATCCATTATTACTGGAAACATATCTTCTAATACTGTCATAGAGTTTGGCATAGAACAAATTTTTTTATATTTAAAAATTTTAGTAAGAAAATTTCTATGATGCTCAAAATTAACTATTGGCATGCGAATGCGCAAGTTAAGAGTATTATTTGAATACATATGTTGAAGTCTGTCTGTAAATCCTTTAACAATTGAATATGATGAACCAAAAAAGTTTGGTTTTTCATCATCATCTATATATGTCTTTGTTGGGTCATCACTACTAAATATACAACCTGTTCCCAAATATGTATAGTGAATATTATATTTTTCGCATAAGATTGAAAGTATTAATGGTGAATACAAATTATCTCTAATATTATCAGTCAGTTTTCCTGGTAGTTCAAGATAATCAATAGTATTATATTCTTCGCCGTGTGTTCTTCCAATAAATGATATAATATGTGTTGGTGAATATAATTTAATTTCTGCTTCAACCGCTTTTTCATCATCAGCGCGTACATCTGTGCTAATATATGTTATGCCATTATTATTTAAATAATCTCCAAATTGTTTTCCAATCCATCCTCTGCTACCAAAAAAGAGAATTTTCATATTTTATATATTAATTAATATTCTTTTATATGTTATTAGTATTAGATATAGTATAATATACTATTGTATATAGTATAGTATTATCAAATGATTATATTAATTATTAATATGTATAAAGATCAAGTATTTCATAGACGTTTTAAAAAAAGATTTATATATGGATTAGAAGGATGTAAGATAATATTCAAAAAATGGAATGATATAAGTGGTATTAAAAACACTTTAAAAAATAAGAAAATAGCAGGTATTATAATAACAGGTTCAGATTATTTCGTAGGAGACAAGGTGTATTCACATATAGATGAAAGTATTTTAAGTTCTAATATACCAATATTAGCTATATGTTATGGTTTTCAATATTTAATTTATAAATTTGGGAGGCATTCGTTTATAAAATCTTCTAAGTGCGGGTATATGATATATAATAATAGTTTTCGCATTACAGAACCATTTTATATTCCTAAAAATAAGTATTATTTTATCCACACAGATTATATAGTAAAGGTTCCTAAACACTTTAAGATTATTAAAAAAATTAATAATAAAATAATGATTGCGTATAATTATAAAAAAAATATATTAGGAGTTCAATTTCATCCTGAAAAATATAAAAAATCTAGCAAGTTATTTTTCAATACATGGATAAAAAAGTGCTTACAATAAAATAGTCGCATATATTATATGTGCGTATTTATATACAATTAAAAATTATTAATATTATATAAACAATTGATATTCAATTAAATATATAATATGACAACATTAAATCTTAATAATATAAATGATGATTTAATTGAATTGAGTAGAGATACGTTTAGTAATAAACAGATGGGTTTTAATATACCAAATAAACAAAATAGAGTGTCTCAAAATAATTTTATGAATGATAATACATTATTTAATAGAAATAAAATAAGTGACGATGTTATATCTATGTCATCTCGCTCATCATCGCGTTCTTCATCAAGAGCCAGTTCAGTTAATGGTGATTATGACAAATCAGCTTATATGAAAAATATGAAAAATATATATAAAAATAAAAGTGTATCTAAAAAGTTAAAACATAATGAAGAGAGTGAAAATAGCAGTATAGCTAGCAGTATTCACAATAAGAAATCTAATAATGTAAGTAATTTTTCAAATAAAAATCATAGTTATTCTAAAAATAACAAGAATGATGATGATGACGAAGATGAAGACGATGATGACGAAGAAGATGGTGAAGATGGTGAAGATGACGAAGATGACGAAGATGACGAAGATGATGATGAAGAATATGATGATGATGAAGATGGAGAATATAGCAAAGGAAAATCTAAACATAAACATTTAAGTGCAAAAGAAATTATTTTAAATGAATTGAATGAGAAAAGAGAGATTATTTACCAACTAGACAGGTTAGAGGCAAAGGGGTTTAAGATTCCTTTTAAATTTAATATGAATTCCGACTTAGAGGAAATGCGAACTGAATATAATCGCTTGATACGTGAAAAAGAGCTTGATGGAAGTGTAAGATTTCAGCAAAAAATGTTAATGGCCTTTATTTCTGGAACTGAATATATGAATAGTAGATATGACCCTTTCGCAATAAAATTAGATGGATGGTCTGAGCAAGTTAATGAGAATATTAACGATTATGATGATATATTTGAAGAATTACATTATAAATATAAGGCGACCGGTAAAAAAATGGCTCCTGAGGTAAGATTATTTATAGCATTATCAGGAAGTGCTTTTATGTTTCATCTAACAAGTAGGATGTTTAAAGAACAACCTATGCCAAATGTTGAAAATGTATTAAAATCTGACCCTGAATTAATGAAGCAATTTCAACAAGCAGCCGCAAAACAATATATGATGGGAGGTGGTAATAATTATCCTCCTTCATCGTCTGCGCAAAATATTCCTATGAATAATACATATACTAATAATGTAAGTGATAATAGTGGTGGTTTATTTAATATGGTTAGTAGCTTATTTAGTTCATTAAATTCACCTGTATCAAATATGTCTATGCAACCTACTATGGCTTCGCAATCTAATAATATAAATAGACAATCTCCTAATATAACAGAATTAAGACGTAAACCGGTATCTGATATTGAAAATATTATCAATAATGTTCATAATAATATTTCAATAGATAATTCGGATAATAATATTGAAACTTTATCTGTAAGCGATGAAGAAATAACATCTATTATTGAAGATGCCGCAGACATTAAAATATTAAGAGGCGTAGGAAGACCACGAAAAAATGCTAGAACATTAAATATATAAATATAAATATATATATAAATAAATATATAAATATATAAGCTATTATAACAATTAAAGATTAATGTTTGCGTACATTAGTAAAATGTATAGATATAATATGATTAGTTTATATTCTGACGAATATAACGATGAAGATTATTTATTTAATACTGAAACTATTAAAAATTGGGCAAATGAATATAATATTAAGCTTATACCTTCTGACGAAATGGTAATATATGAAGATATTTCACCACAATTTAATTATAATTAAAGATTTATATAAAAAAATGATGCCAAATATTAATAATATATATCATTGAAAAATGCTTATGTTATTAAAAAATTATTTTAATAAATTAAAGAAACGTTTTATACAAAAAAGAGATGACCTTTCAAAAAAAGAGTATTTATTAAAAAAAGAAGTCTTTTCAAAAAGAGAGTCTTTATTAAAAAGAGATGCTATTTCATCAACCGATACTATTTTACAAAAAAAATTTGAAAGAAATATGCAAAGACTTTTTGATAAATATAAAAATATAAAAATATAAAAATATAAAAATATAAAAATATAAAAATATAAAAATATATGCTATTATTTTTACTACTAATCCTTAGCTGTGTCTCACTCACTTAACTAAGGATTTTTAATAGTTATTTATAAATTATAAGATTTACATTGCGGGCTTTCAACTTTTTTCCATTTATTATCTGTCCATCCATTAATCATATCATTTTTATAAATATTAATGAGTTCAATACAAGCATATGCTAAGAATTTTCTCGTATCAATATAGTTAAGATTAGTAGTGTAAGAAATGTTATTATTTCTACAATAAGATTTAATAAATTTCAAGAAATGCTCACTTTTGATGCTCCTAATTATCTTGTATACTACATTTTCATTTGGTAATTCATGTTTAGTAATAATAATTCTATCATTAATATTCATCTCTAATTTACAATAATCGTCCGCATTATCTAGGTCAATTGTATATATTCCTTGATATTTTTCTAAATTAGTAAGATGATTGCTTAGAATACGCATTGAATAATAATAAATATCATGTTCTCCATAAATCTTATCAAAAACAATTTTTGGTTCTTCGTGATGATAAGGAAATTTAAACATACTATTGCTTCTTTTATGCTTTTTGTTCTTTCTTTATTCTTTCTTTGTTAGGTGCTTACTTTGACTATTGTTATCAACTTGTATAATCAATTTTTTATTATATATAATATATAACTGAACAAATTTAATTAAAAAATGATTTAACTTATATTTAAATTAATAACATAATATGAATATTATTAAATCACTTTCTAATATATTTTCATTTTCTATTGATGAACCATCTAAAATAATAACAGATATAGAAGATATTCATAGTAATAATCATAAAGAATACAAAGAAAATCATATTTTTAATGAATTAATGGAAAGAATAGCTAGTGAATTTGAAAATAATATTGAAAATTTTAAAACAAACAATGATATTGACAAATTCAAAAAGAATATTCAAAAAAAATATAAATATACTATTTCAAATGCCGAGTTTATTAAAATATATAAGTATCTTAATTTAGAGAATCAACAATTACGTAATCTTATAACCAAAAAAAAATGTAAATCAAATTCAGGCGTTCTTGTAATTACTGTTTTAACTTCTGCGCATCCACAATATATTAATGAAGATGGTGAAATTAAAACAGCACGTTTTTCATGTAAACATGATTGTGCGTATTGCCCTAATGAACCAGCTCATGAAGGAAATAATTGGGTAGCACAACCTAGAAGTTATTTATATTCGGAACCAGCTGTATTGAGAGCAAATGCTAATGATTTTGATCCAATAAAGCAAATGAATTCACGTATATCAACACTTATTAATATGGGACATATTCCAGATAAATTAGAAATTATCGTTTTAGGAGGAACATGGAGCGAATATCCATTAAATTATCAAGAACGCTTTATAACTGAATTATATTATTCCGCAAATATTTATTTTGATAATGAACCAAAGCGTAATAAAAAAACATTAGAAGAAGAGATTGAAATAAATGAGACATCAAAAATTCATATTATTGGACTTACCTTAGAAACGCGTCCTGATACTATTAATATTGCTGAGATCGCTAATTTTCGCAGGTACAATTGTACACGAATACAATTAGGTGTTCAGCATACAAATAATAATGTTTTAAAAAAAATTATGAGAGGACATACAATAGAGTGTGCTTATGAAGCAATAAAGCTTCTTAAAAATAATTGTTTTAAAGTTGATATTCACATAATGCCTAATTTACCAGGGTCAACATATGATATTGATAGAATAATGTTTGACGAAATCTTATATGACCAAAGAATACAAGTAGATCAATATAAAATATATCCAACAGCTATTGTACCTTATACTAAAATAAAAAAATGGTTTGACGAAGGTACTTATGTCCCATATGATGATATGTTATTATATGACCTCATTAAAGATTTTAAGAAAAAGGTTCAAAAATATAAACGACTAAATCGTATTATTCGTGATATTCCAGGTCATTACATAGAAGGTGGTTATTCAACAAAGTTTGTAAATATGAGGCAACTACTTCAAAATGATATGAAACTAAATAAATGGGATTGCAAATGTATTAGATGTCGTGAAATTAAAGGGAATAATGTATTAATTGAGAATGTAAAAATAAACATTGAAAAATATATGGCATCTGATAGCGATGAGTATCATATTAGTTTTGATACTAATTGCGATAAAAATTATTTAATAGGATTTTTGCGCCTACGCTTGAATAAAGAAGATAGTAATGTATTACATATCATTAAATCTTGTGCGTTGATTAGAGAATTACATGTATATTCAAATTTAAATAGCGTAGGAAATAATATAGAAGGGTCCATGCAACATAAAGGGTTTGGAAAGCAACTAGTAGCTAAGGCAGAAGAAATTGCGTTAAATAATGGTTATACAAAAATTGCTATAATTAGCGGAACAGGCGTAAGAGGATACTATAAAAATTTAGGGTATAATTTGATTGATACTTACATGATTAAATATTTATGATTTACTTATAAATATTTGTATGTATTGCAAGATATTCTGTATTATTAGTATACAACATATTATTTTTTTTATGATTTTGTAATAAATTAGCATTCATATCAAAATCTACATTATCATGCCAATATTTACTATGTAAACAATTAATATTATTAGAAATTAAAATAAATGATATTCCGCAATCTTCTATTGTATAAGGATATGAATCTGTATCCTCATCATAATGATATATATTAAAGTTGATATTACTCATATGATTAATTAATATTTTACAGGATTTATTTGAAAGGTACATTAATGGACCAAATATCACTGCGGGGATGTAAGGATTTCTAGAATATTTACAAATGTCAACGTCTTGCAAGTTATGTTGTGGATTGTATAAATCTTCTTGATGTGTTTGATAATAATATACTAAATGATAGCTATTAGAATTTATTCCTTTTTTTAAAGTATCATGTAAAACATTATAATTTATTAAATGCCCCCCATATGAACATTTACCTAAATAATCAATATCAATCTCATCGTCGGTGTCATTAATCTTTATTTTTTTTGGAGATTTTAAAAATGTTTCTAAGATTTTTTCGTTAAATATTAAGTCGTCATTTGCACGCAGTACACCCTCTTTAATATCAAATATTTCATAGATGTATTTCAAAGCTAGTGCCAATTTTTTAAGTAAATGAAGATACGAATCTTCGCATTTAATAGTTAATAAGTTTTCTTCAAGTTTATAATCGCAATCTAAAAAAAAGTCTCCAATAACATATATTACTTTCCATTTTCCATAATCATCTTTTGGTAATCTTAATTCTTTTAATCTTGTATTTAAATGTTTTTGACAACTTATTACAAGAATAATTCCATCAACAGCAATCATATACTATATTTAATAGTTATTATTTAACTTATTTACTTATATACATTTACATATAGCTATTCATTTTTGTTTCCATGAATAGCTATAAATGATTTGCCATATTCACAATCGCATTCTTCAACATTTAACCACAGGAATTCACCATGTATAAAACTTATTTTATTTAAAATTAAAATAAATCCTATACCACAATCTTCAATAATATATGGATATGAGCAAGTATATTCATCATAATGAAAAATATTGTAATTAATATTATCCATATGATTAATTAAAATTTTACATGATTTGTTAGATAAATAACACAGTATACCAGCGGCACTAATAGGCATTTGTGGGCGCAAAGTATATTTGGAAATATCTATTCCTTTAAGATTATGTTGAGGATTATCAATATCTCCTGGATGTAATCTATAATAATTAACATACCAATTATCTTCTTTCACTTTTTTTAGTTCCTCTACCAAAATATCTTCTGAAAGTAAACTTTGGTTATTTCCTGACTTACCATAATAATCTAATGTTCTATATTCATTATTAATCTTTACCTGTTTAGGCGATTCTAAAAATGTTTCTAGTAATTTTTCATTAAAAATTAAATCATCACCAGACCGCAAAACACCTTCTTTAATATCAAAAATTTCATAAAGATATTTTAATGATAACACATATTTTTTTAATAAATGAAAATATGAATCTTCACACTTAATAGTCATGAAGTTTCCCACAAGTTTATAATCACAATCTAAAAATAAATCTCCAATAACATATATTACTTTCCATTTTTTATAATCATCTTTTAAATTAATATTTTTTAATCTTGTATGTAAATATTTTTGACAACTTAGTACAAGAATAATTCCATCAACCGCAATCATATCTTATTCAATATTTGAAACTTATTATTTATATACTTTTGTAACTTTTTTATGTGTTAATAGCTCTTTTAATCCTCCTATAAATTTGCCATTTTTAAATATCATAGGGAAATAATAATAAGGTATTATTGTTAATTCTTTCATAAATTTATAAAATTTATCACGTTCTCTACATGTTTCTATAAATTTATCGCATTTTATATTATCATACTTAGATGTTTTTTCAATTTTTTTTTTTGCCATATCACAATATTTACAATTAGAAATAGTATATATAGTATAATTTTTATTTGAGGGTTTTACATATTTTGTAACCATATTTTAAATAATATCTACTAATATAATAGATTATAAGATGTCTGTAAGAAGAAGTTCGCGAATTGCTGACCTTGTAGACAAAAAAATACAAGAAGTAATTGATAAGAAGAAAAAAGGAGAAGATGGATATAAATTATCAACAACACTATCTCAACAATCCAAGAATTTAATTGCAAAGAATATTGAAGACGAAATAAAATTTCCTATAAATAGTCAAGATTGGATTATATTTTTTTGCGAATATTTTGATTATATAGAAAAAAATATAACAGTTTGTTTATCAAAAATTCCAGGACTGACACATTTAAAACTTTATGACTTATATAAAGCTGATATATCTAGTGGTGGGTTTGACATCGAGTTTGATAAATATAACAAACTAAATTATAATATTGGATTATATGAGGAATTATTCAAGCAATTTAGAGATGGTACAAATAAAATAAATAATTGTACAAAACTTAATTTATTATTATCATATGTTGGGGATGCTGTATTAAGAGTTGCCAATGATCGTAATAGTACATCTGGTAATGCTTTAATAGAATTTTATAGAAAATTAGTTGTTATATTAGAATTATCAGTATATCCAGAAGTATTTTTACATTATATGACAGGTGATAGTACAGGGCAAACTCATAAAGTTGATTTTACATATCATGATAAATCTACACATCTATGGTATATTGGTATATGGATACGAAAGCAAGATTTTTTAGGAGTAGTATCTAGTAATGGAAAAAATTATTGGAAAAAGTATGATACAGGGTTACGATTATTTGTAAGAAATTACATAAGTAGATTAATTATCTATATGAGAACATATAGTCTAACTTATCCATTAGGATACGAAGTGCCTTATAATTATAGTGCTGATGTTAAAAAACGTGAAATAAATCCTCTGCCATATAATGGAGTTTATAAATATTCAGCACCACCAGAAAATTATTATATAAGTCGTGATGATTGGGATTATATTCCTAACTTTTTATTACCAGATGATGCTTCATGGACTTCTTTCGCAAAGAATTTTAAGCATCCTAGCAAATGGAACAACCCACCGCCACAATGGTGGATTGATAGAACATTAGAGCTATTACAAGGGTTTGCTTGGTGGAAAAGTGGTTCTAATGAAGAAGAATACTATAAAAAACAATTAGAAAAAACTAAAAATCTCGCAAAATGGTTAGCTTTAAATTGTATTTTGCCTCAACAATATGAAAGTTATGAAATCGCATGGGAAGCGGAGGAAGAGGATAATGAAGCTGGAATGTCATATGGCGGTGGATTTAAAAACCGTACTATATATTTTAAACAAAAAAATAAAAAATTATTTAAAATAATACCTGACAAGGATATAAAATTAGACCCTAAAATAATTAATGAATTAAAACATAAATTAACTGAATATTTTAAATTAAATATAGTTAATAGCAAAAATAAAAAGGTTGAAGGACATTTAAGAGATCATACATATATAGATAATTTAAATAATTCAATAATATATAATGTTCATAATAGTGATGTTAAAATGTTAGTATCAGAACCAGACCCATTAAAAAAACAATTAAAAAAAATAAGAGAAGAACCGCGTAATTCATCTTCATCAGCTTCCCGAGCATCTACTAGATAAATATCTATTGTATATAATTATATATTATTTATAATACTAATTTTATCATTTCTTTGTTTTTTTCCATTCAATACCAATTCTTTTCATAATTTGAGGTGCTGAATCGTTAGGATATTTTTTATGAAGTTCTTTATACATCTTTTTTACAAACTTATTATAAGGTGTTAATTTACGTTTTTTTGCTCCTCCTTCTTGATTACTCATTCCGCAACTACCAGTCATTATACTATTCTTTCTATATATATATAATATAATAATAATATTACTCAGTTGATATATTAGATGTTAAATTTTCTGTGCATCTTAGAAATGTTAATTTATTATAATTAACTTTGTGCGCATCGCTTACATTATGTCTAATATAAGAGATTGCTTGTAAACAAGCATCCGATAAATCGTCTTTTTTCTTATTATTATCAAATATATCACATAGATATATATCGTCTTTGATATAATTTTTACAAATTTCTATGCTTGTCTGCTTATTCATTTTATATTTATCACGCCTAAACCCTTTAACATTTTTAGTCTTTTGTGTTTCATCCATTTTAATCTGTATATCAGGTTTATAGTCGTGTGTTTTAGTTTTAAGAGAAGCATTAACTAGTACCACATTATCTATAATTTTATCCCAATATTTTAAAAGACTAAAATAGCAATAAATTATATATTGGATTGTTTTCATTATACCATTTAAGTTTGAAGGTTGATTTTCAATCAATACATAATCAATATTATCTATTCCATTCTCTTTAAGAAAACCTATAATATTATCAAGTTCCATATATATTCTCTCAGATATATCATCAATACCTTTAATATCTTTTTTTTTATCAGCAAGAGATATTATTCTCCAATCTAATATGTTAATTTCAGCGTCCGTCTTTTTTAAAATACACAAAGCAAGATTTTTAATACCAATATCAAAACTAATATATATCATTTATATATATTATTTAATATATATATTAAATAAAACATTTATTTATATGATAGTATAAATACTTATAAACTTTTATGTAACATGTGGATACTTTTTTTATTAAATGCTGTGATATTATGATGTTTTATTAAAGTAGCAAGATTTAACCAAAAGGTATCGTTGTCATATTTGCTATTATATTTGTTTATTTTTTTATATTTTCTATATAACCATTTATGTAATTTTTCTAATATTACAGTATTAGAAGGATTATTTTTAATATACATTTTTTTAGTCATTATTAATTTTGATACAAAATGCTTAAGTTCGGATATTTTTGCATATTCGTTAGGTATATTCTCCCATAAATTATGAAACTTTAGATAATCATATGTAGGGCAAATTAATAAATTATCTGTATAATCTACAAATGTTGGGTTATTATCTATAATCATTATATTATTAACTATAGAATGCGTCTTCGGCATTTTTATTGATTTTAATAACTGTGGTAATATTTTTATTACTGATTTCTTAATATTGCCATTATTGTCTTTTAAGCAATTATCCCTTGTAAATATTGGTCTATTAAATTTAATATTATTTTGTTTTTCTATAATTAAAATTTCTTTATGCGCCCATGTCTTCTCTGAAGCAGTG